CAGCTAACGCAGAAACAATCGGGGGTGTGTCCGCAACTGCCGCTCCAACCGCAACTAGCTCTGGCAGCGTCACAAATCAAGCTGTGATGATTGCGCCTAGCGCTGCGTTCCAAAACACTTACGGCAACGGCATTCAATGCCAAGGCCCAACACTTACTGTCACTCCTTATGTCAACAGGACTAAAAGCTGGCAAGATCCGTTCATGGGTCACTTTTTTGACCCTGTATATGATATTTCTGACCTTGATGATGACGGGTTACTCGACAATCCAGGATCAATCATCTATCACATGCGAAAAAGGACAGGTCAAAAGGATACGCACAACTGGTCAGGTGGTTTGTCTCTCCAGGCAACAATCCCCCTAGATGGTGGGTTTCAAGAACGATGCAAAGCAATGGTTGATGCCAACATTCGTATGCACCAGCAAATCGTTGAGACAAAACGGCTTGAGTATGAGATCGCCAGACTTAAAAACTGTGGAGACCTAAAACTCAAAGGCATCGAGTTTCACCCCAACTCGCCTTACTTCGCCATCTGTGCTGACGTTGTAATCAAACCCAAGCCAGGGCAAGTCCTACCCCACAGGCACGCTATTTCCGTCCCAACCGTTGAGCCCGCCTCCTCTCAAACACGCTTACAGGTTTCGCCTTACGCCCCAGCAAAGCCTTGATCTTTTTGCCTATCTTTTTCACGATAGGTTTGACTAACTTCAATAAAAACGGTGTTGCTAGCGCTGCAGTCACACCAACAGCAGCAGTAACCCCAACAGTTGTTACCTGCGGCAATGACGGAATTGCTGCTATAACTTGCTCAGGCAACGTGATCTCTTCATACAGGACGACGCATTTTCCGTCTTGTATCTCGTAGCCAGCAATTCTTTTTGAACCACCTTGAACAAGCGTTCCAACCTCCTTCGCACGAAGGGGAGGACATCTTGGATCTTCGTCAACAGCAGCATTGGGAAGCTGAAACGGAGCTGGCGTTGGAGGCTTTGGTGCCTCAGGCGACGACGAGTCTGGATTAGGCAAGACAGCTTTAGGGTCCACAACTGACTCCTTTGGCCTCAAGTCCATTGGGTCAAAAGTCGGCAGATCCACGACGGGAACGCCGATATTGACTGTGACTGGTGGTGCTTTTGGAACGGACATGGCAGGGATGCCATCCCAAACCCGAACGTCGTTGACCCCAATAGTGCGAATCTGTGGCACTAGAACGGCAAAGCAGGGCCAGTCGTACTAGGCATCATCTCTCCCACTTGGCCAGGCATTGCCTCTGTTACAGACTCAGTAAGTGCCTCGTACATCTTTTCAATCATTAGCGCTTGTACCTTGCCAAGGTTCTCTTCAACAATGGCTGGACCACGCACCACAGCAAAGACAATGACTGCGGTGTTGCAGGCGGCTAGGACAAAACCAGCTGCGCCAAGTGCGTTCAGATACTTTTGCATGACAAAAACAAAGCAGAGAAAAACCCCCCGGCTTGGTGTGAGGATTTGAATCCTACCGGGAGGTTACGGGTGTGTTCAGGTCCGCTCTAGCAGACTACTCAGAAAAGGAACTTGACGCCAGCCTTACCGCCGTAGCTGTTGTTGTCGTCGCCAGTGATGCCGGAGATCTCGCCGTAAACGGAAAGCTTCTCAGAAGCAGCAACTGAGCCACCAACTTTTCCAGAAAACTCAAGTTCAGAATCAGCGCCATCAGGCTGGACGACTGCTGGACCGCCCTGCAGATACCAGCTATAGGGGCCTTCGCCACCTTCAAATCCTACGTGGATATCAGTCACTGATCCGCTGTAATCGCTTCCGCTCCAACCAGCATTGGCTTCAATGTTGGCGTAAGGGCCAGCGATTGCAGAAAGGGGAGCCAAGGCGAGGGCGCCAGCAGCTGCACCAAAAACAAGTGATTTAATCATTGGTGGACGTGTGGTACGTTTTTTCCGTGACTACCGTACTGGCTTTCTGCCTTTTCAGTAGTGGTGAGGTGTCCATTTTCAATCATGTCCACCGCTTGAGTTGGCGCATATTTGTGATGCGACAAAGCAGACGACCCAAAAGCAATCCCTAGGCCGAGCACTGCTGCAAACAGCTTGGTCATTGGTTCTGGTATTTCAAAACCAAGCCAGTGTAAACGCCATGAAACTCATGGTCAGCATTGCCACGACCGTCATGCAGGTACAAAGCATCTAGCCACTTAACCCTATTGGCCATTGCCTCAACGTCTTGCGCTCCAGGCTTGCAAGGAATCATCGGGTCAGGACGGTTCATTAATTGCCAGCAGTGAATAACCGATCAAAAGTAACGCTCCAAGAGCGCCAATACCTAGGACTGAAATCATGCGTTGTCAGGGTCAGGTGTCCATACGTTATAGGTGCCACCTTCGATGTAGTCCTGTAATGCCTTGACTCTGCCAAAATCTGCGTAAGGATCAGTGTCGCCCACCTCAGACGTAGCTTCAATAGCAGTGACCATTGCTGCCGCTTCAGTGCGGATGGTTGCTCGCCATGTGCTCCATGGTGATGCTTCATAAGCAGTTTTGGCCGCTGCGAAGCTACTGTTTTGCTGCTGCAGTTTGCCCCACAGGTAATCAGAAGGCTGCAAGA